ACAACTTCTCCACTTGGCAATGTAATGACTGAACCCTTTGCTGCAGTAAGACTAAATGTTCTTTGAACTTGCGATTCAAGTGTTGGTAATGTAAACACATTAATTCTTGTTGGGTCTGTATAAACAAGACTCCGAGCAAAATCATCAGAAACCTGTACTGTATTTACATTTACTGCTCCACGAGGTAAAACTTTTTGTAATTCATTAGCAACAAATTCTGTTTGAAATACTGCAAGACTTTGTAATTGATCTGTCATGTAAGCAGTTCCTTCTACAGACCAACTTTCTAGACTTTCTTTAAATTGTGCAAGCATTGATCTAATTCGAGCAACAGTTACTGGTGCTGTAACCTCATCAATTGTTGCAAGTTTATTAGTTAAATCTAAAATTACATCATTGTAGTTAGTTACTATCTCTCTAGCAACACGATTGCTGTATCTATTTAAATCAATAGATTGTCTGTAAAAACTTTCTGGGATTGACATAAATTACTCTTCATTTTCTTCTTCAGGCTCATCTTCTTCAGGTTCTTTTTTAGGTTGTGCAACCTCAACTATTCCACCACTTTGTGTAGATTCAACTTCCTCTTCTACATCAAATTCATCTCCCAATACTTCTCCCTCATGTAATTGCTTTAACAACGTTTCCTGTGTAATTGAACCAGATGTATAAAGTTGTAATAATGCTTGTATCTCTTGTGGGTCTAATCTTTGTGATAAGAAGTCTCTATTAACAAAACAACTACCAGCTTCAGCATTTAAATATTGTCCATGAAATGCTAAACAATTATCAATCATATCTTGCATCTGTTGTGCAACAACCATCATTGTTGAGTCACCTTGCGATCTGTCAATTCTTTTAGCTTCTGCTGTTTCAGCAGAAAGCTTTTGTCCTAATACGGCTGCCAATCCTAATTCATTTATTTGTGTGCTTAAAACTTCAAGTCTTTTAAATTGTGCATCATAACTTCTGCCAGCAGGCTCAATATATTCTGCTCTTCCATCAGCAGGGAAAGCTATTGCTTCTCCGGGTCCAGCAGACACCTCTTCAGAATTTTGAGGAAATCCATAAAATGCCAACATTGGTACAGCTGAAATGTGTAGCTGATTATCTAAATCAGATTGTATTTGATATGCTTTTAAATTTAATTCTGCAATGTCAGCCATTGGTGGCCTAGATTCAAGTAAATTAAGTCTGTTTGCATATGCAACAGAAAAGGGTATTTCAGACAAACTTGTAGTCCCTTCATCAATTTTTACAAACTTATTGTTTTTACCTTTTTGATGTATTTCATAACCACCACGAGTAAGAAATCTTATCTGATCTACAATTTTTTCACCATATAAACCATCAGGAACTGATACTTTTTCTTGCAAACGTAATTGTGTAAATTTTACTGCGCCATCTATAACTTCAGTTCGAAATCCAAGTATATCTCTCGGTGTATAAGTTACCCAATATGGCCTTCCACCTTGATTTGATCTTGGAGCATCAACTAAAACTCCAACATGACCATATCTAACCATTTTTCTTGTAGTCTCATAAGTCCAAACATTAAGATCATTGCCCTGCAAATCAATATCAAATAAATGCTCACGAATAGAATCTGCAGTTTCATTTAGTCTGACAGGTTTTCTTGTAAGCATCCCTGCTAACATTCTTTCTAGTCTTAAATAAAAAGGTGGACAAACAGACCTAGAAAGTCTGTTGTCATATGATTCATCTATCTCTCTTGGTTCTTGTGGTAAATATCGGCGATGTCTTTTTCTCATTTGATATGTACCACCAAGCAAATCCTCTATAAGCATCCAATGTGGTTCTTGCTGAAACCAAGTAGCATTAGGGTCATTTATTTCTTTACCTTGAGAATTTGTTTCTCTGTCGTAATAGTTATAACCTGAATACATTTTCTTAGATGTTTTCTTTAGTGTAATGAATAATCTTAATAAAGCCTAATACCTGTCTTACGACCAGCACCCATATGTAATGGATTAAATAGTCTCCATGTAATGTAGCCTAATGCATCATTCATGTGATCGTAACCAGCATCTTTATCAGGTTCACCCTTTTCAGTATAACTTTGAAGCTCGAGACACTCAATTAATTTTATTGCACTTGAATGAATTTGTAGTCTAACTTGACCTTTTCCATTCTCAAGTAATCTTTGTACTGAGTTAACTCTATCTCTAACTGGTGGATTAGCTTTTGGAGATTGATTCATAAATCCATAACTTTCTAGTATTTGGATGTCGGTTTTCGAAGCGTTTGTGCTTCTGTTTCCTCCTGACGCATCAGGATAGACATAGATTTTTTGTTCTGGATAGCGTCTTTTAATTTCTTGAGCAATTGAGTCGGTGTCATGTGATTCTTTTATTTCATCAACCACGAGTAATTTGTCACCAATAGCAATACCAATAACTGCGTTCATATTCCCAATATTAAAATCAAGTCCGATTCTGAGTGGTTCGTTTGATATATCTGGCAACGTATCAGTGACATGGACAGTTCGGTTGAAGCGGTCATAAACTTGTCCTGTTGTTATATTACAAAACTCTCCGTTTAAATATGCTTGTAGTAATCCTTTTTCATAATTCTCTTCTAATCTTGTAATAAAGTCTTGTGGCAAATGTGGATTATCATATGTACGCATTTTAATTAACTTACGATCTGTTTTCTTTTGAGCTTCGTTACTGCCAAAAGTGTTCCACATCCATCTAAATCCTTCAGGTGTTGATGCGACACCAAATTGTCTTTGATTTCCAGAACGTAATCTTGCTAATATTCTTGGAAAAGCTCTATCAGCAATAGATGGAGCAACAGTATCTATCTCGTCTGCTAATACCCAAGCAAGGTTTAATCCAATAATTCTAGACCAGTTTTCAAAACTTCTACACAAGATACGAGCATCTCCATCAGGTAAATGCAATAAATATTCAGGAAGTGGAGACTGTCTTTGTGTATATGGGATTCCATAATCCTCTAAAAAAGTTTCAAAATCGTTTTGCCATATATCTCTTATTAATGGTGCAGTAGGTTCCATAACTGCACCTGTAAATCCTTGATTGTTTATTGCTAACTGTACAGCTTTTGCACATAAACTTCTGGTTTTGCCTGCACCATAACCAGCAGAAAGACCAATGATTTGCGTATCTTGGTCATTAACAAAAGCAAGTTGGCCGGGGTGGAGATCAGCTTTTATTTTTTCAATAATATCTTTACAACACAAATCAGCACCAGTAGATGATTCTAATACTCTGCCTTCACGATCAATAATACTCATAACAACTGAGCAACTTTTGCCATTGTATTTATACAACCAAGTGCAATATGTGGTTGATTGTTTCTTCTGGCATCTTGAGCCAATGTACTAAGTTGTGAAAGAACATCAGCAGTAAATTGCCTCCTGTCAACATCCCAATCTGTTGCCATTACTTCGTTTGCAGCACTTATATACTTATCAACTGCTCTCGGTTTCACCCCCCATTCTCTAACACCATAAGCGACAATTTCTGATCGCATGGTATTACGAGCTTTCAGAGCAGCAACTTTACGAACTCTCCACTCCACTTCTTTTTTTGTAGATCTTTTTGCCATTTAATCATCAAAAAGTTTTTTTAGTTCCTGTGAACCACTTTTTGGTTGTTTCAGTTGAACTAATCGTAATCCATAATTATCTGTTTTTTGTATATTTTCCCAATCTATATCTTTTCTTCTTATTAATTGTGTATCAAATTTCTGCCAATTATTTTGTATATGATGTTGTGGTCTTTGAAATTTTCTTGTTGTTTCTACCACTTTTGGCCACATCTTTTCTAAACTTCTTGCCATAGTTAATCTGCCATCACCCTTATAAAGTTGGTCTGTATTACCTCCTTTCATAGTCATTGTGTGCATTTTTTCAATTAAAAAGGCATTAAAGTTAACAGTACATAATCCAAGAGACAAAGCTTGTAAACATAAATCTGTATCTTCGTTATATCTACCACGCCATCTAATATCTAAAGAATTATCAATTAACAGGGTGGAATAAACATGAGCATTAAGCTGATATGGTGGTTGTGTTCTTTTTATTGCAAACGAAACATAATTTAATCCAGCAATAGCAATATTTGTATATCTATCTGTAAAATCCTCACAACATCTTAAACCTATATTGCCATTAACACGGATACGAGTATTTTTGTATTTTCTATGAATACTGCGTATATTATCATCCATTATCCAATGTCTTTTTGCACCAATTGACTTGCTATGCTCCCAAACAA